TCAAATTCTCGGATATATTTCCAATGAAAATTCGTCATTGCGTTGATCTTTTGTTTTTCTGTAAACACATTTTTCAATGATTTCACGTAACAGGATGTTCTTTTCTTGAGGCGATTCTAATTCGCTGTATATATCCAATACTCTTTTTACACGAGGGATAGTGTCCACACGAGATGCTATCCTTTGTTTTTCGATCTCATAGTCTTCAGTAACTCGATGCAGCTGCTGTTGTAAGTCTTTAATACGACTGCTGATTTTTTTTGAGCGTTCCAAGAAAGTTTCATCATCGTAGATGCCACGTTCAAGAAAATCGTGTAGCTTATCCTTTTGTTTTTCTAGTTTCTTTAGTTCATCTTGTAATGACTGGATTGTTAATTCGAATACTTCCAGATGGCTATCATCTGCTTCTCCTGCATTGTCAACTTGTAAAGCCTTTTCATACTGATGCAGCCAATCTCTCAATCCTTCAATTGTACGATTTTCCACATATTCCAGCCTAGAGACTCGATTGCATCCCCCGCCACGCCCTTTTTTAGCACAACGAATGTATGTATATTTGTGTTTTCCTGCACGATAAGTACTCATTTTACCTCCACAAAAACCACAAATGATCAATCCTGATAGGGGATTTTGTAAAGGTCGTTTTTCAGAGAAACTGGGGTGATATCGGGAGTTTCGGATAGTTTGTACCTGCTCAAATTGTTCAGCACTTATTATTGCTGGATGGTGACCATCTACTATTATTTGTTCTGATTCAGGTCTAAATTGACTAGTAGATTTATGATTCGGTTTATTTAGCTTTTTTCGATTCCTTTGTTTCCAAACGATTTTACCTATATAGACAGGGTTGGAAAGTATTCGCAGTACAACATGTGCATTCCAAGCTACGCCATTATAAGATTTGATCCCCATTTCAGTAAGACGTTTAGCAATATTTGATGCACCAGCTCTTTTGTTGGGGTCATGTGAGGTGTACCAATCAAATATCAATTGTACGATCTTTGATTGTTCTGGATCTATTTCTAATGTAGCGATTCGGTTATTTTTGATTTTGCGATATCCATATGGTGGTCGTGCTCCAAGATAATATCCATCTTTTAATGCACGAATCATCCCACGCTCCATACGACGACGAATGAGCTTGTACTCTTTTCTTGCTAGAAACGCTTCAAATTCCGAATACTCTTCATCAAATTCATCCTGTAGGTCATATACCTTCCTTGGGGTTATGATCTTGGTTTTAGATTCCTTAAAGGTATCAAGTATTAATCCTTGGTCTTGCATTCTTCCTCTACCAAGCCGATCTATGTCAATTACCAAAACAGCATCATACAATCCACGTTGTACATTATCCAATAGCTTAATCATTTCTGGGCGTTGATCAACGCTTTCTCCTGATGCAATTTCTTCATATGTCTTGATAATGTTGTAATTCTTTTCTTTAGCCAATTCGATCAGCATTTTTCGATGTTTTTCGAGGGTTTCCCCTTCACCATGCGCTTCTGCATCAAGATCGGCACGTGATTTTCTTAAATACATTGCTACCCTGTCCATGTGATAACTCCTATTCGCCTGAATAACTTGATTAATAAGGCGGTTATTCTAAGGGGTGATTTTTATAAAAAAGCCCGATAATAGCTTAAAACCATATACACATTATACAAAAACTTATCAAATGGGAGGGACTTCTGTCCATATAATCGCACCAGATATTTCTAAAGAGGAAAGAGATATGATCATAGAAAGAATACGCAAAGTAGCACGTATATTATGGCTAAAAAGTGAAGCAATTAGATGTGACCGTTAGCTGAAAGAGAGACCATCATGGTCTCTTTTGTGTGTTTTGTCAACTGTAAATAAAAAAGCGATCTAGTTCCCTAGACCGCTGTGGTTACTAACCATCTGTGGGATCGCCCATGAACATAGTATGACCTCCTTATAGTCAGTTGTATAAATCAAGGTGTTAGTTGGTACATCGAAAGATATGTTCAGACAATGATGGTTTATAAACATCATAATGGTACTGGTCTGCTAATCGGAGAGCATCTTTATAACAGTTACCAGCATTATATCGGCTGCCTTCTGCTTCGTAAATCTTTCCTTCAATTGTGTATGCTTTGATCAGATCATGCATATCTTTTGATTTCTTAGCCCATTTGATTGCTTCAAGGATGTTCTCTTTTGCTTTTACTAAATCGTTCTGCAATAAAAATACGCTCGAAATTTCTACATATGCAATGCCTGGTGTAGTATTTTTCAACTTTTCTTGGAGGTCTATTGCGGATTGAAAGCATCTTTCTGGGTTGATGTATAGGTTGTTAGCGAAAAATGGCTTTTGATATGGGTTATTCCCTAGAGAGTGCAAATGCTTTAATAGATCGGTTTGAGAATCACCATCAAGTTATCAAATACAACCCAGAGACAAGAGAAATCGCTTTGTTGAATTGGGGGAAATACAACTGCAATCGAGGGGGAAAACCTGTTGAGGATTGCATGAAGAAAGAATTAAAACAAGTTAAAGATAAAAATTTGATTCAATTAGTTGCTGGAAAAGTGGAGAGTGATCGTCTGAAATCCTTATATATAAACCAGTTGAACGATACCTACACGATACGTCTACGAGTCGTACCACGATAAGTGGACAAGAAGAAGAAAAAGAAAAAGAAGAAGAAAAGAAACCACCGAAAAAAGTAAAACGTCCGAAAGAAAATCTATCATCAATTGAAGATGTCGAGACCTTTGTTGAAAAGCAAGAGCTTTCCAACATCTTAGGTGTTAATAAAAAGATTTTAGTTAATTATCTGGATTGCTTAAGGCTTTTCAGGAAGACTGCTCGTGTTTCCGTCAAGCTCATACAAAAAGAAATAGAGAAGTGGAAGAAGCACCCTGCATCTGTCATTACCTATGCCATGTGGACGCACATAGAGAGACATGAAGATAAGGATGAAAGGTACACCATAGCAATCATGAGGAAAACAGATGAACATAAGGCAAATCAAGGCATCATCCGATTGAAAAACAAAGCCAATCAGGGGGAAAATCATGCAACCAATAACAGCGTTTATGGCGGATATCCAAGTGAGATCGGAACGAATGAAAGCACATCTGAGGGAACAGGCTACTATGAACAATTCCCCGATCTCTTTGCAAACTAAATACGATTGTCTGAAATGCAAAGATGTTGGCTATATTCTCGATGGATGGAAAGCAACTGAATGTACTTGTTTGGAAAAGAAAAGATATAAAACAAGGTTAAAGGGAGCGATGATCCCTGAAGAGTTTGAAGAAGATACGTTTGATAGTTACAAAGTCACTGATCCTACACAGAGAATATTGCTGGATGCTGCTATGCAGTATCTAGCAGAATACGATGATATCAAAGATAACTCTAGTAATGGACTTGGGTTCTTGGCTACATATGGAGAACAGAGATTAAATGCTATCCGAGATTTGGATAAGAAAAATATGATTAAACAAAAACATAACAGTTACGGATTGGGGAAAACGCATCTTCAAGTAGTCATTGCAAAAGAGTTACTAAAGCGAGATGTTGCTGTGTTGATCGTGTCAGACGCACTTATCATGGAAGAAATGATGTCTTATAAATCGGATAATAAGAACAAAGGTTTGTATTATCGAAAGTTTGATGCATTAGTCAACGTTCCCGTTCTGATCTGGGACGATATAGGAAAGTCGAATACCAGTGAACCGAAACGAACCATGTATTTCAATATCATAAATGAACGATACAAAAAGAAAAAAGCAATCATCTTCAGTTCCAACGAAGATCGATACACCTTAGAGAGCCGAATTGGTGACGCAGCTGCTTCCAGATTGTTCAGCATGTCAAAGGGTCGCATTTATCGAGTAGAAGGACAAGACTACAGACTTACTGGAAAGAAGGCGGTCTAATGGCTAAAGTACTACCACTTACCCGTTATCAGTACGAATACACAGCTCTACACGATTATAACTTCACTTGGACGGATCAGCAGCTGCGAGTGTTCCGCAAGTTGTGGAAAAAAGGATTCGGGATTGATTTCATCGGAGGGGAGTTGGACAGGCATCAAATAGAGATCATGTGCTTGGTCATAGATCAGGCAGAGAAAGGATACATCGAAGCTCGTGAGAGGTGGCATCATGGGGAATCGAAGACAAAAATAAAAAGCCAACCTTTGTCTATGAGGTCGGCTGGATACGGAAATCAGAACTCAAAATATTCAATTACCATCGTCTATTGTACAACGGTGCAGTGGGCAAATCAAGGGGGAAGCATCGATGGAATCACAAGAATATAGAAAAGCTTGTTGGAAAACAGCAGGCAATTTTGATAAAGAGAAGCATTTATCTATGTTGGGAATGGGAATCGCAGGCGAAGCAGGAGAGATTACGGATTCTTTGAAAAAAGCGATATTCCAAGGACATGACTTGGATGTAGACAAGCTCGCAGAGGAAGTCGGTGACCTTATGTATTACGTTGAGCTTTTGCTTGATACGATCGGCGTTTCAACGGAAATAGATTATAAGAAGAATGTGGAGAAGATCGAAAGACGTTACCCGAACGGATTTGAACCAGAGCGTTCCAAAAATAGAGAGGGTGACGCATCATGAGACAATGGTACAAATACAAATTTCGTGGTCTCAGCATTGGTTGTCAGCCAGATGATTTTGTATCGCATGATGTGCAAATTGGGAAATTTGGTGCTGTTGCATATGACAGGGAATTGACGGAGGAAGAGATCTGAGCGTATGAGTTAGAACCCGTGAGAGTGGAGGATGACAAATGAAACTGAGCGTTTATTGCAAACAGTGCAGCAACGATAACTTTAAGCGGGATTACAGAACGAACAAATTTGTTTGCTTGACTTGTGGTAGAAACCACGACAAAAACCAATTAGTGATAACTGGACGCATTAGCGAAAAAACGCTGTGGGCAGCTGTAGAAATTTTAGCTGAGGAGGATGACGAATGAGTTATGACTTACGGTACGACAAGATAGAAGTAGATGGCGAGTATCTGGGGATTGATGATTTCGATCACACTGATCTACAACAATGTGTGGACTGTCAAAAGATAAAGCATTTTGACGATATGTGCTGGGGTTATGTATGTGTGGATTGTGAATGTGAGAAGAAGAGGAGGATGACGAGTAATGGAAGTGTTTAGCCAGTACGGTGCAATGTATGCGGAGTTATCAGAATCAGATGTAATCGAGAAAAAACCTGTGGAACTTGGGGATGGAGTACTTTTCCCTGGCGAATGGGTTAAGAAGTTGGGAGAGAAAAAGCGTTCCAGTTTCAGTATGAGTGATGGTTACTATCTTCGATAAGCAGGAATGGTAGACAATACTTTGCTATTCGATGTTAATCATTCCACTGCTCATCCACTCTACTATGCTTTTCACTATATCGATAATGGCTGTTTAGCTCTAATGAGTGGAGAAGGATGTGGTTGGGATATTCGTATCAAGCAGTTGGAGAAATTTACCGAGATCAATGATGCAGCGGATATACATGAGCAGTTAGAACTATTTCAATAAGAAAGTTCCTAGAGCAGAGAAATGATATCAATGGAGTATTTTCTACAAATCGATAAAACGACTGATCGGCTGCATCCATCTTAAGATAGACCCAGCCGATCATAGTCCGCTATAAGCGAGACCAGTTCCTATTCAGCGAAGAAGATCGGGAGCTTTTCTTTCAACAGCTCCAGAACACCTTCTTCAGGAAATTCGACCTCTGTCAATGCACTTTTGATGAGGGTGCGAGTATGTGACAGAAGCACATCACAGAGTTCAACTCGAAGCTTCTCATTGAACTCGATCCATGTGAGTTCCTCGTTGCCTGTTTCAAAGCCATGAAGGTCATAGCAATCGTTCCCCCCTACCCAGATCTGACAAATGTTATGAAACTGGATCTCCCTAACTAGCAGGTGTAGACAACCACCAATCCAACGATTGTCAGGAGAATCCTCGTTTGCATTTTGCCCAATAAAATAGAGGAAAGCTTTCGTCTGTGATTCGACCTTCTTCTGGTACCACTTGTCGTAGTTGGGCACATTTTCTCCTGTGAGGTTGGTTAATTTTACCTGAAAGACTTGATGTTAATTATACCAAAGGATTGGATCGGATGGAATTGTATCATGATCTCTGCATCGAAATAGATATCATCACGATTAGAATCAAGAACCTTAAATCGGAATATAAATACTGGTTAAAGGCATCACATCAATCTACCATTAATAGAGCTTTTCCACTAGATATATGTTTGGATAGGATGAAGAAAATATGTGATCTGGTAGAAGAGTACACGATACTACTAGAAGAGAAAGAGAGTACCAGAAGAGAGATAGAGCAGCGGATGGCTGAGTATGATGGATTAGAATATAAAGTGGCTTATATGAGACATGTACAAGGTATGACACTACCAGAGATAGCTGCAGGGTTAGGTTACTCCTATGATTGGATTAAGCGGATAAGTATGAGGATAGGGAAACAGTACACTAAGAGTACACTGACATCTTGATTTAACGGTGTTATGGTGATAGTAGCAGATTCTAACATTTAACTCCTCTGAGAAAAAAGTAAGTCTTTATTAACGCTGGTAAGTGATTTCCGCTTTCTGGCGTTTTTGGATTATGCAAATTTGAAATTATTTTATGTATTTTATATAATTCATTTGTAAATTACCGTTACAGCATCACTCAATAGGTGCTGTTACTCTAGGAGAAATCACTCATGTTCGAGAAGATCGTGTGCAAGGTTCGTCTGTGTTGGGAGTTTGTAGCGGTCTTTGTGGCATCTGTATGGAAGGGTCCGAATGCTGCAAGAACATGCCCGATGTCCCGGACTGCCACTGAGCTAGATTTCTCTTGTCTGGAAAGCAGTCAGCTGTCCAGGCATCCGAATATTACAATCAAAATATAGATAAAATTCATCCAGTAGGGTTCGATGGATATGTTGAAGAGATAGAGAAAGAGTATATCAAGAGTATACTAAGCAGTTGATTTATCCATATTATGATGATATCAAGCAAATTTAAAATTTAACTCCTCGGTATAGCAGGGGCGATTAGAAGAATCCTAGTCGCTCTTGCTATTTTTATTTATCCAGAAGATATTACCAGCATCCGGCGACTGAGGGTTAATGTAACCATATAATGTAATATATCTGACGGACTAGAACAGCTACCGTCTCACTACCCCTTTTAGTTAGCAGAGTAAAAAAAGAAACCCTTCTAAATCAAGAGTTTCTTTTTGTTAGAATGGCAAAAATCCAAGTCCTGTGATATCTCCTACAAGGCTCATAAAGAAAAACATTATGTCATCCCCTCCTTCTTTTTCATGGAGTCATACTCCACTGGGATTATCTTTTATTATAAATTGCGACTATTAGTAAATAATCCATAAATTGTTAAGCGAGTGTGAAAAGAATGTGAGGAATATCGTTCACAACTTTGTGAGGTGAAATTACGGCATTCTTGCCTATCCCCTCGGAAAAAAATCAGCGCCCCCTTGCACATTCACAAGGGGGCTTTTCTGACCTCTCAGCGAGGAAGAGTACTTCAGCGCCGCCGACGGGAGGATTTGGCGTTGCCACCCACCTGAGTGACGCGTCCGCTACCGCTGACATTGGCCACCTGGGTGACATTACGGTCGGAGTCGGCCACCTGAGTGACCTCGCCGTCGCCGTCGATCTCGGCGATCTGCGTCACATCTCCCTCTCGGTTGATGCTGGTAGTGGTGTTGCCATTCCCACGAAGGAGATTGATGATTCGCCGCATGATTTTCCTCGATTCAACTCAAAGACAGGTCGTGGTGTGCTTAAGCATACCATTTATATTATTTTATACAAATAGGTGGAATAATGCAAACATGTGACGGACTAGAACAGCATAACACGGGTATCGAGATGCTTTTTAATGTCTAAAATTGAAGAATCTATTTTACCTCAATAGAATCTTGAAACTTCAACTGTTTTGCAATATTCTAAGGATAATCTCATCAGCATCGTCATGAAGATGATGCTACATGGTTACATGAGCCATTCGGCTGTGAGACCCTTTCAAGGAGTCAGTGATGACGGGTCGACCCACGCCTTGGGCGGCACCTTCTACTACAGAATGGTGACCGTCCGCAGAAAATTCCTGTATATAGTTATAATAAATGAAAAAAAGTGATCAATACTACTTAATCGCTGGATCACTTTTTATTTGAGTAAAAAGTTAATTTTGGCTACCAAAGTGGTAAAGAGATTTAGGGTTCTCTACTACCACCAATCCGAATAACTATTTTTGATTCTAATGGATTTCTCATAAAAGGAGATCATTATCATAAAGGCCTAGTGACAGGGTTCGTGCGATAGACCGCAAAGTAAGTTTTAGCCACCAAACACAGGTGGTATTTTTTTATCTCATATGTTGGGGGTGGTGGTGTATGTGAAGCTGACACCGAAACAGAAGGCTTTTTGTGAGTATTACATTGAGACTGGCAATGCCTTGGATTCTGCAAGACGAGCAGGGTATAAACAACCACAAATACAAGGGCACGAAAACCTAGAAAAACATAGAATCAAATCGTATATTGAAGAACGCATGAAATCCAAAGAAGAGAAACGTATTATGGACGCAGATGAAGCGTTGGAGTTATTAACCTGTATTGCTCGTGGCGAAGCAACTGAAACAGTAGTAACTCCATCAGGCAAGAAAGAAATCAAAGAGGCAGACATCAACCAGCGAATCAAAGCTATAGATAGCCTGATGAAGCGATTCAATGTTGTTGTGGATAAGACCAAGACAGAGACCGAGCATATCAGAGAGAAAACAAAGCTTCTCAAGGGTGTGTCGAAGGACACTTCTCTCATGGAAGCACTAATCAAAGCGGTGAAAGATAATGAGAGAGTTTCCACCAAAGCAGAGAGAAATCATTCAAGCACCATTTAGTCACACTCTGGAAGTGAACGAAGGAACTCCACGATCAGGAAAGACAACCGCTGGTCATTTTCGTTTTGCTTATTATTTAACCGTTACACCAGATGAGAATTATCTCATTGTTGCATATAACCAAGAGCAGTCCTATCGCTTGTTTGTGGATGGTGATGGAACTGGATTACTGCATATCTTTGGGGATCTACTAAACCGAAAAGCGATAGACTAGGGGATCATTTAAACACCAACAGGAATGAAGAAAGTCTATTACAAAGGTGGTGGAAAGGTAGATAGCGTAAAAGCAATCACGGCTATGTCCTTAGGTAGAGTTGTTTTTTGTGAGATTAATCTCCTCCATCCTGATATGGTCCAAGAATGTTTCCGTCGTACCTTTGCTGCTAAGATGCGTTATCATCTTGCCGATCTCAATCCACCTGCTCCCAATCATCCAGTTATCAAAGAAGTGTTTGACGTGCAGAACACACGCTGGAGACATTGGAGCATTCGGAACGTAAAGCAGAGATCAAAGCAACATTGGAAAAGAATCCGTATCTGTATAAACGGGACTGGTTGGGACAGCGTGTGATGCCAGAGGGCGTTATCTATTCGATGTTTGACATGGATACGCATGTAGTCTCTTCTATACTTGGCAAGCCATATGAGATGTATTTCTGTGCAGATGGTGGGCAATCCGATGCTATCAGTGTCAGCTGTAACATTGTCACTCGTTATGAGGGAAAGTTCCGTTTGAATCGAGTTGCTCATTATTATCATAGTGGGAAAGAAACAGGGCAAACCAAAGCGATGAGTATTTACGCTAGGGAAATCCAAGCTTTTGTAAAGTGGTGCAGGGAGAAATACGAGATGATGTACAGTGAATTCTTTGTCGATCCTGCCTGTAAGTCCTTGCGAGAAGAGTTGCATCTCATTGGGATCGATACTCGAACTGCAGATAATAATGCGAAGAATATCAAAGGCAGCGTGAAGGGAATTGAGGTAGGGATTGAGAGATCGCAAAGTATTTTAAATGACTCAATTCTTTCTTATCGAAACGGATAAATTTGATCACTATGACTTTATTAAAGAAGTGGGAATGTATTGTCGGAATGAAACAACAGGCAAACCAGTAGATGATTGGAATCACTCGAATGGATGAATTCCGCTATGCGGTCAATTATTTTGTGAGAAGATACAAGATCTGAGGTGTGGACCATGTGGAGTAAAATACGAGCAGCTGTTAGGAGGTGGTTTCAAAAAATGGGATTGATACAGAATATTAAGTCCGTAAGCTCATTGGATGATGTTCTCATGGATGATGAGTTCTATTCGCTCATCGAAGCGTGGAAATGCATCTATCAGGGCTATTATAAGAATTGGCATGATGTTATTATGTGACGATCGAAGGACAAAAGAAACGAAAGATGAACACGTTGCGAATGGCGAAAAACGTATCCGAAGAATTAGCTCGTTTGTATTTAACGAGAAAGTAAATATCAATCTTTCTCCTGATGCTTACCAAGAGGAGATTCACAACGTATTCAAACGGAGCGATTTCTACAAGCAGTTTCAGGATTACTTGGAATATATGTTTTCGATGGGTGGCATGGCGGTCAAAGTATTAGCGGAGACGGATCAGCTAGGTGTTCCTCAAATCAAATTGAGTTACGTTACAGCAGAATGTTTCATTCCGTTGAGCTATTCCAATGGACATATCACGGGTGGTGGTGGAGAGGACACTGCAAGATATTTCTTAGGTACTGGTGACGAGCCTTCACGTCTTCTATACGGTACGATTGAGTATTTTCTCGATCAGAGACAGACCACCGTTGAATCAGAGTTATTACAAGCTTTGTACAACGAATTAGAGGAGAGAACCGAAAAAGCAGAGTTCGAACTTTATCCGCTTGATGTTTAGGGAACCAGATTTATGGAGGATTATAAGCTTGGGGATAAAGCAACCGCAGAGGTAAACGGTGAAATCCTACAAGATGTGATTCGTTCCGTTCAAATCGTGATTGATGAAAAAGAGGAAACCATCACACCGACCGTTGGAACGCCAGGCGTGGGAACTACTTTCCGATTGTTTGATGAATACAGAAGATTACAGGGTAGAGTTGGAAAAATAGAAAAGAGGTGATCGAGTGCCTACTTATGATTATTTCCCCTTTGATAGTGGATTAGGTGCAAATAGTATGGAATCCAGATGGCGAACCATGTTCCAGAAGTTTAAAACCGATGGGATTATTGTAGAAGGTACATCAATGGATATATCAGCAAATAATATGGCGGTTTCCGCTGGTTCTGGAATGGCCGTCACCATTGTGTCAGGGAAAGCGTTTATTAAAGGGCATGTCTTTGTTCACACTGGAACGGATGCAACACTTGCTATTAACTCCAATACTAGTGGATCGACAAGGATGGATTTGGTTGTAGTAAGATGTGACTTTGTCAATAACACGACGGGATATTTGGTGTTGCAAGGTACAACCATCCCTGTCCAAAATGCGAACCAATGGGATTTACCCCTTGCTACTGTTGCTGTACCCAATAATGCAAGTAGCGCATCCAGTTTCACAATTACAGATAAACGAGTGATGGCCATTTCTACTAGTGTGGTTCCCACCATAAAAAAGTCAGGTGTGAACTTTAGTTTAGTAAACAACGTCTATACCAGCGTAGATTTGTCTGGTAGTACTTCATGGATTACTCATCCAAGCATGTATCCAGGTATAGATAATACGAAGATCATTGCTCCACAGGATGGTTTCTATGCTCTAAGTGGAAAAGCTACATTTGGAGATCCAAGTGCTACACCAAGTGCAACGGCTTCACGTGGTGTCCAATTTTTAGTCAATGGAACAGCAAACGCCAGAGTGCAACAGGTTTATACGCCCAACATGGCAGCAGTTCTTTCTACTTCACCAATTGTGCGTTTGTTAGCTGGTGACTATGTCCAATTTCAAGTGTTTCATAACTGTGGGAGTACTATTACTGTCCCTATGTCTGGGATGGAGGCAGCTGTTCACTATTTAGGAAGTTTGTCTGTATAGTTCAAGTATCATCTCCCAACTGCATAAATCATTGTGCATACAAAGCGCAGAAGCGTTTTTTATTTTGTCCAAAAAAGGAGCTTACTTATGGAAATATATTTTAAATCAGTCCTAACTAGTGGTGGAGCTATTGCGTCGTATTTGTTTGGAGGTTGGACGATGGCGATCCAGACGTTACTAGTATTTGTGGTCATCGATTTTATAACAGGCTTCTTAGCTGCAGGGAAAATCGGTTCTTTATCCTCTCGGATCGGGAGCCGAGGAATAACCAAGAAAGTACTGATTTTCTTAATCGTAGCTTTAGCCCATATGGTAGATCAAATGTTAGGTGATGGTCATGTCATTCGTGATGCGACCATCACTTTTTATTTAGCGAACGAGGGTCTTAGCATCTTGGAGAATAGCGGAAGAATAGGACTTCCTGTGCCGGATGTGGTGAAGCAAGCGATCCAGATATTAAAAGGGAAAGACAAAGAGAAAAACAACAATGGAAATTAAACAAAAATTGATCCCATCTACTAATACGAAAGCAAGACCAAAGATAGCAATGAGTCCAAAATATATAACTGTCCATACCACTGGTAATACGGGTAGAGGAGCAAATGCCCTTGCTCATGCCAATTTACAATATCGAGGCAATGTTCGAACAGCATCTTGGCACGCTGGCACACGCTCAGGAAACTTGCAGAGTATTGGAATCGAAATATGCGTAAATAGCGATGGTAATTTCACCAAAACAAAAGAGAACGCTGTTTGGCTGATCAGATACCTCATGAATAAACATAACATCCCTATTTCTCGTGTTGTACCTCACAAGCATTGGAGTGGGAAACAATGCCCACGGGAAATCCTTCCATACTGGGACAGCTTCATTCAACAAATAAAATCTGGAGGTGCTACAGCTGTGTCCAGTGGAAATAGAAGCTTAAAGCTTACAAATCCTTATATGTCCGGTGATGACGTTAAAAAGATACAAGAGATAATCGGTGTAACTGCTGATGCATATATGGTCCACTTACCATGAATGCTGTTACCAAGTTTCAGAAGGCGAATGGATTGGCTACAGATGGCATTGTAGGTGATAACACTTGGAATGCGCTGCTTGCTCCACCTCCTTTCTATGATTGTGTTATCGATGGAGCAGACAAGGCTACTTTTTCAGCTCGTGATGTTGATGAGATTTTATCTAAGGTGAAACCATTGCTACTCAATCAGACGGAAAAAGTTGAGTTGAATATACGCAAAAATAAATAGTTTTTCTTGGTGAGAGGGCTGTTTATTGCCCTCTTTTTTCATATACTACACCTGTAATAAATTTGTGGCCATTCTGCATATCTAAATAATTTGGATCTAAAATATCAAAACTTACTTTTTCCCCGTTTTCCCCAACAATGTTTACTGTATCTTTCTTTCTAATAGTGGGTTTTGCACAACGATTTTTTTTAACAACGCAAGACTTTCTATTAATATTCTCTGGATTGCTTAAAAATTTATTGTGAGTGAATCCGAGTAACCGAAAGAATGTACCGTAAAAATTAACCTCATTCATATATTCATCTAATTTAAATTCCATATTTATCAT